GGCACGATATGGCGACCAAGAAGCTCCATTTCATGAAGGTATGGATCCTAAACCAGTAGATCCATATGGCATCGCTAAAGTTGCCGGTGAAGATGTATTAAAAGCCTTGTGTGAAACTCATGGCATGGAATGGAACATTGCTGTACCACATAATATTGTTGGTCCTCGTCAAAGATATGATGATCCATTCCGTAATGTAATGAGTATCATGATTAATCGTAATCTACAAAATAAACCATCAATCATTTATGGCGATGGTCTACAAACTCGTTGTTTCTCTTATGTTGGTGATTGTATTAATTGTTTAGAGAAGATGGCTTTGGATCCTAACATCACAAGTGAAATTATCAATATTGGTCCTGATGAAGGTACAATTACTGTTGCTGAACTGGCCAAACTAGTAGCTGAAGAATGTGATATGAGAAAAGATGTTATTTGGCCACCAATTCATATGCCTGACCGACCAAGAGAAGTTAAACACGCATCTTGCACCGCAGACAAAGCTCGTAAGTTATTAGATTATGAAACTAAAACTGATTTAAGAAAAGCAATACAAGAAACTGTGGCTTATGTTAAAAAGAAAGGACCTAAACCTTTTGATTACACATATCCATTAGAAATTGTATCTGATAAAACCCCTAGAACATGGAAAGATAGGTTAATGTAATGAAAACTCTCGTTGATATTATGGTTGAGAACAACCTGCGTAATGATACTCATTATGAATTTGGAACTGATAAAGAATTTCACCACAAATATTGTAGTAACTTTTATGATCAGACATTTGCACCTTATCGTGAAAAAAACTTACGATTACTAGAAATTGGAATACATCGTGGTGGGAGTTTAGCGGTGTGGCATCATTACTTTCCTAATGCTGAAATCTATGGTGTCGATCCTGTTGACCATGGCGCAAAACAGAAATGTGAACCTTATCCAAGAGTTAAAGTAATCTATGCTGACGGATATCAAAAAGAATTTGCTGATATGTTACCAAACTTTGATCTTATCATTGATGATGGTCCACACACCAAAGAAAGTCATCTCAAGTGTTTAGAACTTTATATTCCAAAAATAAACAAAGGCGGAATGTTAGTTATTGAAGATATTTTGCAAATGGAATGGGCAGAAGAATATAAAACTTTGGTACCAGAAGGAATGGCCTGTGGAATTGCGGACATCAGAGAGCCGTCCGGTGCTAGTGACAGTATTATTTTTTGGATAAAAAACGGTGACTAATATTTCTTTTTGCCATTTGGCATCAGCAGGTAAAAAACTATCTACCGAAAAAATGGTAGAACAAGTCCGTAAACATTATCCTGATGCTTATTATTTTTTAGGTTCAGACGCAGCGGATGATTTGTCTGATATTTCTATTAATAATAATTGTGATTATTTTCCATTTTCCAATAAAGTTGGCTATCCTAGTTACAACTTAGAAAAACTGTTAACATGGTTTGAGCGATTTAAACTCGCTTGCCAGAAGTGTGAGACTTCACATATAATGATGATGGAAGACGATGTTTGGATTAAAAAGGAAATTACAATAAATGATTCTTGGGAAATGGCAGGCCACAATATTACAATTGGCAACATCATTCCTGAAAACATTATAGATAGTATTGCTGAGTTTTCTGGTCGTAGACCTATCACCAATCAATATGGATGTGGTGGAGGTTCAATATTCAGAGTATCGACATTTCTGAATAACTATGATAAAGTGATTGAATGGTTCAAACAAAATCATGATAACTTTCAAAAACAATATGAACCATTAGGTTTCATGGACTGTTATATGGTTGTATTTTATTTTTTATGTGGAAAAGATTATTCAGTTAATCCTTATCTGACTGATACGCATCATCATAGAAATGATGGTTACGATTATGATGGATTTGTACAGAATCAACCAGCACATATTGAAATTATTAATAATTATAAAAGGTATTATTGGGTATGAATGAAATTAGTATTGTAACTGCCTTCTTTGATATTGGTCGTGGCGAATGGACACCAGATAAAAATCTCCCACACTACTTACAACGCACAACTGAAACCTATCTTGAAAGATTTGGTCATATGGCCAAACTAGAAAATGAAATCATTGTGTTTACATCAGCAGATATGGTTGATAAAATTAAAGCACTAAGAGAAGATAGGCCAACCAGTATTATCACAATGGATTTCAAAAATTCATTTAAAAAGATTCGAGAAATTGTTACCGAGATTCAACAGAATCCTGAGTATCAAGCAAAAATAAATCCCATGCAAGTACGCAATCCAGAATATTGGAATGCTGATTATGTTGTAGTAAATTTAATGAAGGCTAGTTTTGTTGTTGAAGCAATTCGTAGAGGTGTAATAGATAATGACTTAGTTGCTTGGTTGGACTTTGGTTATTGCCGTGATCAAGTAACACTAAATGATGTAACAACTTGGAGTTATCCTTTTGATAAAGAAAAAATTCATTTCTTTAACATTAAAGATTGGAAAGAAGGAACAATCATACAAGATGTTATTGCCAATAATGATGTACATATTACTGGACCTTGTATTGTTGCAGATAAAAAAATGTGGCCAACATTACAAGCATTAGTAGCACATAGTATGGACGAGTTGATTAAAAATCAATTGGTTGATGATGACCAAACATTACTGTTAATGTCGTATCTATTGAAACCTGAATTATTTGAATTACATCCAGTCTCATCTAATGACTGGTTTGTGGCTTTTAAGGAGTTTAGTGAATGAAGATTTATGTAACAGGTACAGCCAATCTTGGTGATTTTTTAAATTCTATGCCGGTACTGTCTGGCGTCAGCAAGTCTTATGGTAAATATTCTCTTATCATTAAAGGTTCAATGAAGAAGTTTAAAGGCATTAAAGAATTTTTAATGTATCAAGATTTATTTACTGATGTTGAATTTGATGATGATATTATTCCGTATGGTGATATGGTTCAATTAAGTTCATGGCCAAGTCGTGAAACTAAAGGTGATCCAAATCGACCAATTGAAACTTGTCGTTATGAAAATTGGTTAAGAGACAAATATGATTTGATGTTTGAAGTTGATGATAATTTTATTGTTAAGACACCAGAATATGATATTGAAGTTAAAGATGCTTACTATGTTGGTGATAGATGGGCAGTAGGTGAAATTGATACTCGTAGAGAAACTCATATATTATCACATCTAAAAGATTGTGAATTTATTGATTTCAATAATACGATGTTAGAAAATGCTTACATCATTAAAAATCTAAAGAAACCATTTATTACAAACTTTACAGGTGTTGGCATGCTTGCTGATCTTTGTAATGTTCCTTTATATTGTGTATGGAAAGCAGAAGATTGGAAGCCAGAATTTAGAGTAGGTGATAATGTATCGTGGGACGATGGCAAAGATATTAATAAAGTATTTGAAAAACATTTCTATTTAAATCGTCAAGCTAAACTTGTTCATGCTAAAGATTTACAACTATGATTATCAATATTGAACCTGGTACTTTTGGTGGACCATTACGCAATGGAGATTTACTTGGTGTTTGTAATGTAATAGAACATATTAGAAAAACAAACAGCGATCCATATATTCGGTTCTATTTAAAACCAGAAACAGTCAGTACAGAAAGATATGTTCAAGATTTTCATTCATTTCTTTTATGTCAAACAAATTATTTCTCCTCACATCCAGGTCAAGAAACTTTACCCTGGCGCAGAGTTAATGTATGGGATTTTAGAGATATTTGTGGCGATTTAGTTAAAGTGCCTAATGACAAACCAATGCAAAAGAAAATTGTTATATTTCCTTTGTTTGACGCACCATATAACACCTATCGTAATTGGCCAAAACAGTTACTTCAACATTTGATTGAAAAATACAATGATGAAGAATATAAGGATTATGTTAAAGTGATATGTACCAAAGAACCTACTTATTTTGGAGAAGAATGGGTTAATAGTACCGATTTCATGACCAATGTTTACCACATTATGGATGCCGAAATATTTGTTGGTGGTGACACAGGAACAACACATTTTGCCTTTTCACTTGACAGAGGACCTAAAGATATGTTATACTATAATTCCAGTCGAGGTCTAATTCATACTTTACCATTCTATCTTCTACAAGGCAAGGGTAGAATGTCTAACTATTGGTTGGATTTTGAGGGAACTCAGTTTTAAATCCAACAATTTTTGACACTATGTATCGAAGCCAATCTTTTTACTGTTTGGTGATATTAATTCAAAAGTTGTATAAATAAGGTGTCCGGCAACCAAAGTGTGTTGCAAGTCTAGAAGGAAATTCATGAAGCCGTTTTTAACCTTTCTTAAAGAAGAAACCGAAGAAGGAAGCAAACTCAAGCATATTCATCATGCTGAAGATAGACCTTTATTCCATGGTTCGAAAGGTTTTGAACATGCTAAGGCGGCTCTAACACAAGCACATGAACATATGAAGTCTGGTAGTAAAAGTACTCATCTTACTATGAAATATGATGGTTCACCTTCTATTGTTTTTGGTCATCATCCAGAGACAGGCAAATTCTTTGTAGCTTCCAAGTCCGCTTTCAATAAAAATCCAAAAATTAATTATACACACGAAGATATCAAGAAGAATCATGGTCACGCACCTGGTCTTATGGATAAACTTCATGCGTCTTTGAATCATCTTAAAAAAATTGCACCTAAAACTGGTGTATATCAAGGTGATTTGATGTATACTCATGACGATTTAAAACACCATAAAAATGGTAAAGTATCGTTTACACCAAACACCATCACTTATACTGGTCATGGTGACGAAGCACAAAAAATCAAAGATTCTAAAATTGGTGTTGTAGTTCATACACAATACCATGGTAAGACTGCCGCCTCAATGTCTGCCGATCCACATCCAGACCTACACAATTTTACACCACATAGAGATGTCTGGACTAAACATCCTGAGCACGACACTCGTAATATTCATTATTCTGAACATGATCAAGATGAGTTTCATAAACACATGACGGCCGCACAGAAAATACATGATGAACATAAAAAGACTATGTACAGTAATACAGAACCACATAGTGGTGAAGCCGGCCACATGGCTACATATATAAATCATACTGTCAGAACAGATGAGAAACCTTCAGCTGAAGGATTAAAGAAGTTTATTGGTTCTAGATACAACGATAGTATTAAAAAATTAAAAACACCTGCTGCGCAAGGTCGTAAGCAAGCAGAATTAAACTCTCACAGTAAGCACATTGATGCTCACAAAAAAGATTATGAAAATTTGTTAAAAATGCACCATCACATACAACAAGCAAAAAATGTATTGGTACATAATTTAAATCAACATACTGGTGGATTAGAACATCATATAGGCGATAAACCTACTGATCCAGAAGGATTTGTTGTACATCATGCAGGCGAACCAACTAAATTGGTCAATCGTAAAGAGTTTGCAAAAGCCAATTTATTGAAAGATTTTAAAAAATGAAAAGTTTTAGAGAGTTAATTGAGGAAAAAGAAAAGGACTCTAAGCCAGTAGTAATGGCTTTTGGTCGTATGAATCCTCCAACAACTGGTCATTTAAAGCTTATCGACAAAGTAAAGTCTACTGCTGAGAAACTTGGTGCCAAGCACACCGTGGTTGTTTCACATACACAGGACTCAAAAAAGAATCCTTTGTCTGCCGAACAGAAAATTAAACACCTCAAAAGATATTCTCCTGGCACTCACATTGAGGCCGCATCAAAAGAACATCCAACAATATTACATCATGCTTCAAAATTACATGACAAAGATCATGACGAACTTCATGTAGTCGCTGGTTCTGACCGTGTTAAAGAAATGCACCACCTATTACATCAATATAATGGTGTAAAAGGTAAACACGGTTATTATAAATTTAAAAAAATTCAAGTTCATTCTGCTGGTCATAGAGATCCTGATGCCGAAGGTGCAGAAGGCATGTCTGGTACTAAGATGAGAGAACATGCAAAGAATAAAGATTTCCATTCTTTCCGTCAAGGTGTTCCACATCATGTAAAAGATGAACACGCAAAAGAACTAATGCACGATGTTCGTAAAGGCATGGGATTACATGAATCTACGGATCATGGCCGTTTCCATGCAATCTTTGTGACTGGTGGTCCAGGTTCTGGTAAAGATATTGTTATTCGTGAAGCTATTGCCGAATCTCACATTGTGGAATTGAATTTCATACAAGCACAAGATTACTTGGGTGATAAACAAAAGTTATCTGAAAAAACAAATGATTACCGTAGAGAAGCAATTCGTCAACGTGGTCCATTAATCATTAATGGTCCAGCCGATGATAAAGATAAAATTTCTCATATCAAAGAAGAATTGGAAAGTCTTGGATATGAGACTATGATGATATTTGTGAATACCACAGATGAAGTAAGTAAAGAACGTAATTCTTTGTTGTCTAGAATGATGATGGAATCTGTTAGACAGGACAAATGGTCTAAATCACAGAGAAATACTAAATATTTCACCGAATCATTTAAAAATTTTATTGTTTTTGATAATACAGGCGATATTCATAGTAAAGAATATGATATCCATGAAGTATATGAAAACACTAAGGTTTTTCTTGATTCAAATACTGTAAACGAAACGGCTGAAGATTGGTTGAATCGTAAATTTAAAATTGAGGAAGAAAATAATGTTAAAACGAATAATCGGTTTCTTAAAGTCGCAAAAAACTACTCCAGTCCAAGAGCCAAAGGACCAGACGATATCACCCACGACAACCAAGGATCCATTGTTCCCCCTGGACAAGACCAAGTTAAAGGCAACACGGGCGCCAGAAAAGACAACTTCAACAAAGGCCACTCCGGCGGTGCGTGGCACGCAGCCTACGAAGAAAGCCAGCCAATCACGAAAGTCTACAACAAAGCCAAAGAAAGCAACTTCCAGCAAGACAAAGACAAAATCAAATTAAAGAAACGTGGTTTTGATAAGTCTGGAAAAGAATCGGCACTAGGTAGACCAGATGGACTAGGTTCATCATGGGACACAAGAACAAATGGTTCAGGTTTAACTGGTGGCATGGGCTTAGGTAATCAGACTTATAGTGAAGGTGAAGAATATAGTAATGCAAATCCTGCCAGCACAGCAATGCCAGCGGGTATCACACCAAATCCATTAGGAGATAGTGCTTACACTGCTCCAAAAAAAGAGTTTAAGAAGTTTAGAAAGACAATTAAAGAATATAATGGATTCCAAAACGAACCCGAATCAGGTTTTGGTGGAATGTTAGGCGGTAGTGATAATAAAGAATATATGGATAGTTACAAAGATCCTAATAGAAATATTGGTATCGAAATAGTTAAAAAGAAAAAAAAGAACAAATAACGGAGACTAAAAATGTTCACAAAAAATAAAATTTCACAATCAATGATTGATGCTGTTAATAGTGTTATTTCTGAAGAAAAAAAACGCATGTTGTTGGAACCAGAATTAGATGAAACTGGTTTTCATAAAGCTGCTCATGCTGCTAAGAAAGCAAATCAAACTCATTTTGAATTCCAAGGCAAAAAATATCCTGTTACTGCAAAGTCTCATGCAGAAGCAATTGAAATGGAAGAGAGTTCTGAGAAGGTGCCTACTCCAACAGGCATGAAGGTATATGGCCATCGTTATGGTAATGCTGCCAAAGCTCATCGTGATCAAACGAAACATGAATTAGACAAACTCAAAGGTCCTAAAGAAAAAGACCTCAAAGAAGAAGGTGATTGTGTTACTGAACCTGAAGCAAAGAAAATTGCTAAGAAAGAAGTAAAAGGTCATGAGAAAAGTATGCATCACAAAGAAGAAATGACATTAGGTCATAAGTGGAAAGAAAAAGCAAAAGCAAAGATTAAAGAAAACAAAGGTAATCAACCACAAGAAACTTTCACCGACAATAACATTGGTGAAGAAGTTCGTAAGTCCGATGTTCCTGCTTTTCTCCGTAAAGCAAAAGGTGAAAAACCTTTGACCATGACTGATGTTAAAGATCCTAAGAAAGATACAATCTCCCATAAAGATAATCTTGCTAAAGCTCGTAATGAATGGAAAGAAGAAGTTGAATTATCTGAAGCAGAAGTTACTACACCAGCAGCACAACCAAATGAAGTTACCACAGATATGATTCGTGGTCGTGTAAAAGGTGGAAATGCAAATGAATTTAAATCTTATAAATTACAGTTGAAAACTGATGGTGAGATGAAAGCTCCTGCCGTAAAAGATGCTGAAGAAACTACTGCTCGTAAGTCTATCAAAGCAAAAGAACCCCATGTTAATCTTCCAAATCTTAAAATGGAATCAGCAACTGATGTTGAACTTGACCAAATGATCAACGAAGTTCTTTCTAAAGATGCTGATGCTGGTGATTGGATTCATGATTTCATACATTCTAAAAATCCTAAGTTTGCTGGTAAATCTAAAGCTGAACGTAAGAAAATGGCTTTAGGTGCTTATTATGGTAAAAAGAATGAAGAAGCTGACGAGGGTTCATGGCATAAAGAAACACCATGGAAGAAATCTCCTGCTACTGTAACAGACAAGTCTGGTGCTAAACATACACCAATGTCCCGTGCTAAAGATTTGGCTCGTTCCGCTTTCAAAAAGTTGAAGAATGAAACCATGATGGGCAAAATTTCTAACTAAGAGAATAATATGGCAAAGAAATTAAAGGATGTAGTTAAAAAGAACCCTGAGCCGGCCAGAGGCACAAATTATGTTAATCCTGGTCAGTTAGGCCAATATTCAGCCACAAATCAAATTGCTGAAGCTGGAGGATTGTCACAATATTTAAAAGCTAAAGGAATAAATCCTAATTTTGTTTCTAGAGATACTAAAATTTCTCATGCCAAATCTGCTGAATATAAGAAATGGATGAATGATCATAAATTTGAAAGTACTGAATATGTAAATGAATCCGCTTCATTGGATCAGTATTTAAAATCTCGTGGTTTGAATCCTGAAGTTATGACAAAAGATCAAAAGATTTCTTACTCAAAATCAAAAGCTTTTTTAGTATGGCAAGCACACCATATGCACGAAGATACTTCAAGTTTACATCCAGCTCCTACTGAAGCAAAGAAAACTCTTTTGAACAAAGCTAAAAATGCTCAAAAAGAAATTCGTACAGAAGAAAAAGTTACAGCTTTGATGAAATTTCGTAAAGCATCACAAGAACGTCAAAAGAAACACGATGAACTTAAAAAAGCAACTGCTGCTCGTCATGCTGCTGGTAAGAATGACATGAAAGGTGCTATTGACCGTTTAGAAAAGTCTTTAAATAAAGAAGAAGTTGAACAGATTGATGAAATCTCTAAATCTACATTGGCTTCTTATAAAGATAAATCTACAGCTAGTCTTAAAAATGCTCAGACAAACCGTGATGCAGCCGAGCATGGCAAACATATGTCCAAAGGTTTTGCCGACCTACATAAGAAATCTGATGAAATTGCTAAAAAACGTGTTAAAGGTTTAAAAGGTTATTTACAACGTAAAGTTGGTATGAAACCAGTATCGGAAGATAACTTTGCTGATCCTAATGCAGCCACACAGTCTCCATACGATGGCGCCAATAATACAGATGATACTCATGATGTTCTACCAAGAAAACATGGTATGTCAAAAACATTAAAGACAATAAAATCTGTATGTAAACCAGTCAAAGAAGAAATGTATGACCACGAAAAGGATGATAAGAATCAAACATCTCCTGGTAAACCTAATGGAAAAAATCCAAAACTAAGTAAAGAAGATCCAAATGCTTTACCTGATGGTGAACCAAAAGCCAGAGCAGTAATGTCTGGTGGAACTACTATGACTGGTGAGAAGCGTGATACCGTGGAGATTGATCCACAAATGAAATCAAGACCAGATTTGAATGGCAACAAAAAAGATGATGGTACGGTCAACAAAAAAGTAGAAAACAAATAAGATAAATAGTACTATAACCAAAGGCTCATCAAGGAGAAAATAATGCCAACATGGGGAAATACAGATAATCACAATCAGAAACCTAAATGGGATCGTGAGCGTGAAGTAAGACAAACCGTAACCGCAACTACTGCCAATACCACTGCTATTGGTAATACCGTTGTTACTTTAACAGTTTATGATGGTGGACCAAACAGCGCTGCTAACTTGGGTATTGTAGCAGGTCAATCCGTTTATTTTGTTTCCGGTACAGCCGGTAACGGATATCCAGGATTCTTTGCTTCTAACACACAAGTTGCTTCCGTTAGTGGTAACAATGTTGTATTGACTAATGCTTCATTCAATACTACTCCTGCTGGAGCTACTGTTACATTTGATACCGCCATTTCTTACAACACAAATAAACCAGGTGATACGACTTATAACAACGATACCGTATTGGTGACTCCAACTCGTTTGGCTAATGCAGTATATGCTGGTGTAGCCAATGGTACAAACCAGTTTAATCTAGGTTCTGTTCCACATGCCGGTTGGGTTCGTACAAGAACATTTACTGGCGGTCGTGCTGGTCGTGTTCAAAATGAAGTTTTGGTTGCTCTTGCTAATCCAACTGCAGCTAACACATTGTCCGGTAATACAAGTAATTCTTTGACTTACTTTACTGGCGTTTAATGTCAAAATAACGGAGATGGTTTAGGCTGTCTCCGTTTTTCATCATGTAAAAAGAATAATAATAATGTTTGATGATTTGAATGAAGATAATTTTATGATATATGCAATGAAGTGCTATACTTCACCACATTGCGTAATGTCTGAATTTGAAGGAGATATTAAAAGGACCAAATATCTAAAGCGTCTATTTCGCAGATACAAGGTCACTAAAGTAGTAAAAGAACGATTGATATTGAATCATATCATTCTATTAAATAATGTTTTTGGTCCAGAAGTGACCGCAAGAATATTATTTTATAGAATTGACGAAAGAGATTATGACATTTTAAAGACATTTTTGTTGTATTTAAATATACTACCAAAAATAGTCAAAGGTATTAAAGGTAAAACAATTATTACGGATGATATTCCCGTAGACATGAATATCGCAGAGATATTGAGACAAATATGAAAACATTCAAACATTTTTTAGAAGAAGTTAAAAAGCCAACAGGCGATTTAAAGAAAGCATGTTGGACTGGTTATACTGCTGTCGGCACAAAGAAAAAGAATGGTCGTACCGTTCCTAATTGTGTACCAGAAGAAACTCAAATTCAAGAAGCCAAAGATGATGATGTTGGTGAAATGATTAAAGACAAATTGCGCATCATTATTCACAATGCACAAAAGATGCACGATGAACTTACTGATGATGATGATTTGCCTGAGTGGGTTAAATCTAAAATTACTTTAGCACAAGATTATGTTTCAACTGCATATGACTATACCTGTGGTACTCATGATTTAGATGAAGAAACTGAAGAAATGTTTGGTATATTTGAAGAACTAATTGGTGAAGCTGCAATAGAATACGAATTGGATCCTGAACTTGTTTGGGAAAACTTATCAGATGAAGAATTTGAAGAATTGTACGAAACTGCCGCATGGCAACGTAAAGCAGGTAAAGATCCAAAAGGTGGTTTAAATCGTAAAGGTATTGCTTCTTATCGTAGAGAGCATCCTGGTTCTAAATTATCAATGGCTGTTACAACAAAGCCATCGAAGTTGAAAAAAGGTAGTAAAGCAGCTAAGCGCCGTAAATCATTCTGTGCTCGTATGAGTGGTATGAAAAGACGTTTGACTTCTACTAAAACTGCTCGTGATCCAGATTCCCGCATCAACAAGGCTTTAAGAAAGTGGAATTGCTAATGAAAACTTTTAAAGAATTAAGAGAGAAGTGCTGGACCGGATATAAAAGAGTTCCTGGAACAAAAGCATTTTCAAAAGGCTCTTGTGTAAAAGAAGATGGTATGGGTGGTGGCGCAATGTCAGCCGGTCCAACTAATGTGGTTGGCGGTGGTGCAATCGCTGGTTCTGGTGGTAAAGGTGGTGAACCTGGTGTCGATTTGAGAAAAAGAAAGAAGAACACTCATAATCCAGTTATGATGGGAATGGCTCATAGAAAGCCACCTAAAATCTGATGTGGTTTTTATCTTTTCTTCCTGATTGGTTATTGACATGGTTCATCCATGGTGTAGTAATTGTTGGTTTGTTTTTGACTTTTGGTGGAGCTTTACTTAAATATGTTCCTTTTGTTAATTCTTATGCAGCTATTGCCAAACAAATTGGCGTTTTAATACTAATTGGTGGTATTTGGTTTGAAGGTGGACTTGATGTTGAAATGATGTATCGTGCTAAGATTGCTGATTTACAAGCAAAAGTTAAAGTGGCGGAACAACAATCAAAAGAAGCTAATACAAATATTGAACAAAAAGTGGCTGAGAAAGTTAAGAATATTAAGGATAATGTAAATGTTAATGCCAAAGGTATTGAAGCGAATCGCAATAGTATTAATGCTGAGTGTAAGTTGTCTGATACAGCTTGGATGCTCTACAACCGTGCCAGTCAAAATGGCGTGGCCGGAAGCACCAAGTAGTTTAACTGAACCAGCTACAAATTTAGATCCTTTGGCCGCAGACAAGAAAAGTCTTGCGGACTTGATTCAAAATGCCAATGAAAACTTTGGCAAGTATTACCAATTAAAAGAGAAGTATGAAGCTTGGCAAGATTGGTACAATACACAAAAACAAATCTATGAAAGTGTAAAATGAAAAAACTAATTATTAGTTGTGCTATTATATTTCTTTCCGGATGCTCTTTGTTAATTGGTCCTTATGATACTAATGAATATCTTTTAGTGACTAAAGTTCGAACAACGGCAGAATTAACTAATTGTGATAATCCAATTCAATCAGCTACCAGCATTGAATCTTTGTATGTCAATGTTACAGAATTTAAGAATTTTTCACAATATTTGCCACAAAATAAAGCAACAATTGACTTGAGTAATAAACTCTATACATTAGTAGATGAATTACATAAGAAAGAATCTTTTAGCCCTGCTTATTGCAAAATTAAACTAAATATCATAGCAAAATCGGCAGAACAAATACAACAAGTTGTGGGGAGCAAACCAAGATGAGCGCACTAGTAAATTTAGCACAACAAGCACAAGATATACAACAACAATACCAAGCAGGTCAATTATCGGCTTCCGAATTTAAAGAATTGTGTGAAGATTTAAAAGTTGTTAGTCAAATTGCAGATGATGCAAATGATTTTGCAATGGATCAACAATATCGTGCTTTTATTTTAAATGTCATACAAGTTGCATCAGCTGTATATTAAGAGATAAACATGGAATTAACATTAGACCAACTTAAACAATTTCTACCAAAGAACCCATATGTTGATCATTGGTATGGTGCTTTGTCACAATTACTTCCTGATTACGATATCAATACACCACAACGTATTGCATCTTTTTTGGCTCAATGTGCACACGAATCTGCTGAGTTTACTGCTTTAAAAGAAAATTTGAATTATCGTCCTGCAACATTGATAAAATTGTTTGGAAGTCATTTTCCTGGTGGAATAGCAGAAGCTACTGAATATTGTTCTAAGCCAAATAAACAAGAAGCTATTGCTAATAGAATCTATGCCAATCGTATGGGTAATGGAGATGAAGCGTCTGGCGATGGTTTTCGTTTCTGTGGTCGTGGACTGATTCAATTGACAGGTAGAGATAACTATTCTTGGTTTGCTGCATCTATTAGTATTTCTCCAGACGATGCATCTGAATATTTGCAAACTTTTGAAGGTGCCGCACAGTCAGCATGTTGGTTTTGGGAAAATAATAATTTAAATGCTTTTGCTGATTCTGGAGATTTTGAAGGTATGACCAGACGAATTAATGGTGGTACATTTGGTTTGGATGACCGAATTGCTCATTATAAACGAGCTATGCAAATCCTTGGAGCCTAAGATGCACGACCACAAATTAGTCAAGTATATGGCCGTTTTAGTATTAATGCCATTGGCTCTAGCTTTTTGTAGTGGCGATAGATTTCGTTATCCTTGCCAAGATCCAGCAAATTGGGAAAAAGATATTTGCAAGTTACCTCTTTGTGATGTAACAAGAACTTGTCCAGAATTAATCTTCAAAGGACACGATCCGAGAACAGGACAAAATACTAGCGCTCCCGCACCAGTAATGTCAGCACCAGTACCAACAGGAGTAAATTGTAAATGAGTTTTTTAGATACCTTCACCTCAACTAAAGAAGAAACTACACAACATATCATGTATACAGAAGAACAATTAATGGCTCGTCTGAAATTCTTCATTGGTGTTTGCCTTTCTTTAACTTTAACTGGTATTGTATTTGTGGTATTATATTCGTTGATTTTTGTAACTCAACCACTTAATGCTATTTCTCCAATCGACCAGAAATTCTTTGAACTAATTGTTCCTATTGCCACATTTTTGACAGGTACATTATCTGGCATTATGCTGGCTGGTAATGATAAAGATGCAAAAATGGCAGCATTACAGGCCGCAACAAGACCAACTGGTCCATCACCAATGACGCCAGGTTCTTTTGGTTTACCAATGCCTTCACCATCACCTTTTGGTGGACCATCGATGCCTCCAATGGGTAATTTTGGTAATGTGCCATTAAATATGCCTCAAGCATTTGCACCACAATCTGCACCTATGCCACCTTTTGTTCCAGGCATCGTAATGAGTTCAACCGGCAAACCAATGCCAATTCAACCACCACAACCGGAGTTATAAATGAAAAAATCACTATTAGTAATCTTGGCAACATTGATCACTTCTTCTGTATTTGCTGAAGGCATTATGGAGAAGGCTTGTGTTAAAAATGAAAAGACTGGTAAAGATGTTTGCAAAACCATCAAGGTACACAAGAAGTTAGAAGTGGCACCTGTTGCACCAGCACCAGCAAAAAAGAAGTGAAATGGCTGAAAACGAAATTTCAGAAATTAAAGTCGATGTCGGAGTGTTAAAAACTCAAGTATTGACTTTATCTGCAATTTGTAGTAAACTAGATACGGTTATAGAAAAGCTGGTAGAACAGCACGACCGTCACATTTCGAAAGTATACGAGGATATGAATAACAACCGAAAAGAAAAGGATGAGGACATATCCGAGTTACATGAAAGAATTGATACCGTTTTGGAAAAGGTACAAGATTCTGAGAAATGTATTATGGGTGAAATTAAAGAATTGAAAGATTCAATGACAAAACATAGTGAGAATTCCAAACTTCAATTTGAAAAACTTAATCAATGGAAGTGGATGATTGCCGGTGGTATAATTGTTGCGTCTTGGTTGATTTCACACACAAACGTTGATACAATACTGAAATCGTTACATTAATTTAAATTTGAATAGTATATTATGAGTGTTTTTATTGACAGGACTTTCCTGTTACAAGTTGCGCCTAAATTACAAAGGTTTTCTAAAAAGAAAGATGACCTTTATAATTTCAGATGCCCGCTTTGTGGCGACTCACAAAAAAATAAAGTTAAATCTCGTGGTTACATTTTTCGTAAGAAGAATGATTATTTTTATATGTGCCATAATTGTGGCGCATCCACCACTTTTTATAATTTTTTAAAACAAGTTGATCCTAATCTTTCACAGGAATATCAACTTGAACGATATAAGAATGGAACAAATAATGGGAACTATCCAAAGCCGGAGTTTGAAGAATTTAAAACGGAAAAGCCTATCTTCAAAAAATCACTTGAGCTTCCAACAATCGACTCTTTACCAGAAGCGCATTTTGCTAAGGTCTATGTTCAGCAAAGACGGATTCCAGAGGCCTTTTCATCGCAATTATACTATGCGGAAGATTTTAGTAAATTCGTTGAAGATTTGGGGATTGCAAAAGAAGGACTTCATAAGGACGATAAACGGCTCGTCATACCGTTCTATGACAAAGAGAAGAACCTCGTGGCTATCCAAGGCCGCTCGTTGGGGGAATCGAAACTCCGGTATATCACATTAAAATTACATGATGATAACAAAAAAGTATTTGGACTTGATCGGATAGACGAGGATAAATTAGTATATGTATTTGAAGGTCCAATTGATTCAATGTTTATAGAGAATGCAGTAGCAACAGCAGACTCTAATTTGGAATCAATTACAGATTTATTGGACAAGACCAAGGTGGTGTTAGTGTTCGACAATGAGCCTCGTAACAAAGAGATTGTAAAGAAGATGGAACACGCCATAGACAATCATTTTAATGTGGTTATTTGGCCAGAATTTATTGAAGAAAAAGATGTTAATGATATGATATTGAATGGGTTCTCACCTGACGAAATTCAAGACATTATAGATAAACATACAGCTGTAAATTTAAGAGCAAAAATGGAGTTTGTGAACTGGAAAAAAGTTTAGCATTTTATATTATATTTTTTAAACAACAATAACAATAACAAGGTGAATATGCAATATCTAGGATTAACTATTGATTTACAACGAGATAAACTTTTTGACGAACTAGGAATAAAACGATTACAAGAATCGTACATGAAAGAAGATGAAACATCGCCACAACACAGATTTGCCTTTGTATCAAAATCATTTGGAAGTAATTTAGAACATGCACAAAGATTATATGACTACAGTAGCAAGCATTGGTTATCTTATTCTACTCCCATTCTCAGTTTTGGTCGTAGTAAGCGTGGCATGCCTATATCATGTTTCCTTAATTATATTGAAGATACTGCGGAGGGCTTAGTTGATAATCTTTCAGAAACTAATTGGCTTAGTATGCTTGGTGGCGGTGTTGGCATTGGTTTTGGTATTCGTTCGGCAGACGATAAATCGACTGGCGTTATGCCGCATCTCAAAATCTATGATGCCTCTAGCTTGGCTTATCGTCAAGGTCGTACCCGTAGGGGCAGTTACGCTGCTTATCTTGATATATCTCATCCTGATATTATTCCCTTCCTTGAGATGAGAAAGCCAACAGGCGATCCAAATGTGCGTTGCCTGAATCTACACCATGGTATCAATATTACGGATGACTTCATGCAACTCATTGAAAATTGCATGTTGGATCCTGAAGCTAAAGATGATTGGGAACTAAAAGACCCACATTCAGGCGAAATTCGTGAAGTGGTATCAGCAAGACACCTATGGCAACAAATTTTAGAATTGCGTATGCATACAGGTGAACCATACATTCATTATATTGATACGAGCAATCGCCAATTACCAAAATGGTTAAAAGATAAAGGTCTAAAAGTACATCAATCAAATTTGTGTTCTGAAATTATTTTACCTACAAACGAAGAAAGAACAGCAGTATGTTGTTTATCAAGTTTAAATCTAGAAACTTATGATGAGTGGAAAAATAATAAACAGTTTCTTAAAGATGTAGCAGAAATGCTTGATAATGTACTCCAATACTTTATTGAAAATGCTCCTGACGCTATTGCAAGAGCAAAGTACTCCGCTCAACGTGAACGAAGCATTGGTATTGGTGCTCTTGGTTTTCATGCTTACTTACAACGCAACGGAATTGCTTTTGAAGGTGTAATGGCAAAAGTTGCAAATAATAAAATCTTTAGTCATATTAAGAAAGGTTTAGATGCTGCAAATATCGAATTGGGTACCGAAAGAGGTGAAGCTCCTGATGCGACTGGTACTGGCCGTAGGTTTAGTCATGTTATGGCTATTGCTCCCAATGCTTCTTCTTCCATTATCATGGGGAATACTTCTCCTTCTATTGAACCTTATCGTGCCAACGCTTATCGGCAGGATACTCTTTCGGGTTCTTTCTTAAACAAGAATCGTTGGTTAGATAAAATTATTAAAGAGAAAGCAAAAGATGAACAAGACTACAATGACATTTGGTCTAGTATTATTGCTAATGATGGTTCTTGCCAGCATCTCGATATACTATCTGACGCTGAACGAGACGTATTTAAAACCTCTATGGAAATCGATCAGAGATGGGTTATCGACTTGGCTGCGGACCGTCAAGCATACATTGACCAAGCACAATCATTAAACCTATTTTTTAGGCCAGATGCACATATCAAATACATTCATGCCATTCATTTTATGGCGTGGAAAAAAGGATTGAAAACTTTATATTATTGCCGTTCAGAAAAAATTGGCAAAGCAGATAAGGTTGCCAAAAAAGTAGAAAGAGAAGTTATTAAAGAGCTTGATATGACACAGATAGCTCAAGGTAACGATTGTATTGCTTGCGAAGGATAAGAATGATTAAGAAAACAGAAACAAAAATAACCGATGAACGCACTTACTTTAAACCTTTTAATTATGCTTGGGCTTATGATGCATGGCTTAAGCATGAGCAGTCCCATTGGTTGCATACTGAAGTACCTATGCTCGAAGATGTCAAAGATTGGAAAAAGAAACTCACTAAGGAAGAGAAACAATTTCTCACACACATCTTTCGGTTCTTCACCCAAGGAGACATTGACGTTGCTGGTGGTTATGTTAATAATTATTTACCTTATTTTCCGCAACCAGAAATAAGAATGATGTTGTTGGGTTTTGCTGCAAGAGAAGCATTGCATGTAGCAGCATACTCTCATTTAATTGAAACTTTAGGTTTACCAGAGACAACATATAATGAGTTTATGGAATACGCTGAAATGAAAGAGAAACACGATTATGTTATGGACATCTCCAGTAAAAATACTACAAAAGAAAACACTGCAACTCATATTGCTGTATTCTCGGCATTTACCGAAGGTATGCAGTTGTTTAGCTCTTTTATTATGTTACTTAATTTTCCACGACATGGCAAAATGAAAGGTATGGGCCAAATTGTAACATGGTCTATTGTTGATGAAACTCAACATACCGAAAACATGATTAAAATGTTTAGGACATATATAGAAGAAAATCGTGAAATTTGGAACGATGAATTAAAAAGTCGTTTATATACGATTGCTGAAAGAATGGTAGAACTTGAAGATAAATTTATTGATTTGGCATTTAAGATGGGCGCCATGGAAGATTTATCAGCTGAAGATGTTAAGAAGTATATTCGTTATATTGCCGACCGCCGTTTGATTTCTTTAGGACTCAAAGGTCAGTTTAAAGTGAAAAGAAATCCTTTACTTTGGGTAGAGGAAATGATTAACGCACCAACACACACAAACTTCTTTGAGAATAGAGCAACCGATTATGCAAAAGGTGCTTTGTCTGGAGATTGGAGTGATGTTTGGGCACATTAAGGATTTTTAATGACTCAAAAACAATTATCTGGAGAATGCTTAAGTTGTGAATCATCTTATAGCATAGCATATATGGAAGAATTAGTATCTCAAGATTTACCAGAACATTGCCCATTCTGTGGTGAACAAATCGAAGAATTATCCGAGGACTATATAGAGGATGATGACGATTTGGACAATGAGGAATGGGACGAATAGATTGGCAGTATAATGGTAAAGATTTTACTGAAGATTTGATTGGTGATAATTACGGGTTCGTGTATCAGATAACTAATCTGACGAATGGTAAAAAATACATAGGCAAGAAATTCTTTTATTCTGCCAAAACCAAACAAGTCAAAGGTAAAAAGAAAAAGATTAAAGTTCCAAGTGATTGGCAAACTTACTATGGAAGTAGTGACATGTTGAAGAAAGATGTGTTACAATTAGGCCATGAAAACTTTTCCCGTGAAATATTACATCTATGCCGAAGTAAAGGCGAATGTGGTTATCTCGAAGCAAAAGAGCAATTTGTCCGTGGAGTTATGGAATCAGAAGATTACTATAACACATGGATAATGGTAAGAGTACGCAAATCACATATCAAGGACTATAATGTTAGAATTTCTCAAACACCTCAAGAATGAGGCACATGACGCAATCTTTTTTCTACCTAGCGATAAAAAAGACGAAATACATATTGAATCAGCTTTATACAAAAATCCAGGTGAAAGCCTAAACAATTCTACAATGGGTAATACATATCATGTTATATTATTCAAAGAAGATAATACACATGATGGCATATATGATGTTGACCGCTTTGATGCCGTTTTTGTGGAACCTTTAGAATATATTTCTGGATTAATACCACAAAATTGGTATGGTGTCATGGCTCGCAAAACTACCACTTCTACCACTTTTATTCAAAAAACATTTGACAAACTGAAAGAACTGTGATACAATAGTACCTATTGGAAACTATTGAAAGTTTATTATGATTCTCGTTGATTTAAACCAAGTATTACTTGCCGGACTTATGGCACAGATTTCAAACCATAAAGGTGCATTAGATGAAAGTCTAATTCGTCATATGATTTTAAATATCATTCGTAACCATATTAAGAATTTTAAAGGTGAGTATGGTGAAGTGGTATTGTGTTGTGATAACCGTAAATACTGGCGCAAAGAGTATTTCCCATTTTACAAAGCAAATCGTAAAAAGAACCGTGACAAATCTAACTTAGATTGGCATTTAATTTTTGACATGCTTGCAAAATTCAAAGCCGAACTCAAAGAAAACTTCCCATATAAAGTAATTGACGTTGAGGGCGCCGAAGCGGATGATATCATTGGCACACTAGTACCACGGCACTCAGCACACGAAAAGATTTTGATCCTATCGAGTGATGGTGACTTCCTACAGTTGCAAAACTATCCAAATGTGAAGCAATATAACCCTTCACAAAAGAAGTTTGTAAAATCAGAAAATCCGGTATTAGAACTTAAAGAAAAAATTATTCGTGGTGATAAAGGTGATGGCATACCAAATATGTTTTCACCATCAGATTGTTTTGTCCGTGATTTAAGACAAAAACCAATTACACAAAAAACATTAGAAAAATATCTGAATGAAGATGTTAAAAATTTCTCATACGATGAAACTGTAAATTTTGGTAGAAATCAAACGTTAATTGACTTGTCTTTCATTCCACAAGAAATAAAAGAAAAGATTATAAATACTTATGATGAAACAGTTCCAGCAAAACGGAATAAGTTGTTGAATTATTTTATTGAACATAAACTGAAAAACTTAATGGAAGTAATCGAGGAATTTTAATGAAAAATATATTTGAAGTATTTGATGAATTTGAAGAAGCTAAAGATAAAAAAGAAAAAATGGCAGTAATAGAGAAGAATCTTTCTCAAACTTTGGTCGATGTGTTGCAATTAACATTTCATCCAAATTGCCAATGGTTAGTTACTGAAATGCCAGATAATTACAAAATACCTGATGATATTTTACCTGGTATTACTTCAAATTCTTTAGCTGCACAATTGCGTAAATTATATCTTTTCAAAAAAGGTGATGCTACAGCAGAAAGTTTGACACCAGAGAAAAGAAATCAATTATTGCTACAAATTTTGGAATCTTTGGAACCCCGTGATGCAGAAGTATTGATTGGTATTTTCCAAAAAGACCAAGCTGTAAAAGGTTTAAACTATAAATTCGTAAAAGAGGCTTTTCCAAATCTATTACCGTAATGCCACGAAAAGATAGAATAATAATAACATCCGGCACTTTTGATCCGATTACGATTGAAGAATTAAGATACTTAATGAAATGTAAGTCAAAAGGTGATTGGTTAGTTGTCGGTGTTCATTCTGATTGGTATATGATGTGGTCACAAGGTGGATTTGTTCAAAATTATGACACTCGCCGTGAAATATTAAAAAATATCAATTGTGTTGATGAAATATTTTCGTTTAATGATTCCGATGGCACAGTCTGCCAATTACTCAAACTTGTACAAATTTGTTATCCAAATGCCGACATCACTTATGTGTCGAATATGGATATGCACAACATGCCCGAAACTAAAATTAGAGGCATAACTTTTGAAACGATGAAATAGGAGAAATAAGTGACAAAATTTGTGGCAAAATTCCGCAAGAATAAAGAGTATAATGATGATTATGCTTATGTACCAAAAAGAAGCAAAAATGAGCATGCTGAAATCAAAAAACTCAAAAATAGAACTGTTGAAGAATTATTAAGTGAATTAGAAGATACAAGTTTACCAGAAGAAAATAGAAATTTCTAATTTTTTCTTATAAGTAGGTATGTCCGCTTTTGAAATAAAGGTATTGTTGCTTCCATACAACACCAGCGCTTGACATCCAGCACCTCCTGTTATATAATTGTTTCTTCACATGGAGAAATTGATTATATGATATACGGTTATATTCCCAAATCAAAGCCAAAAAAACTAACTAAAGCTCAACAAGAGCAAAAGCATCAATGGTTAGAGGCTATCAATAAAATATCTTCAAAAAGATATTCACATTCTCCCGTCATTAAAACTAAACTACCTCTGAAAAAGATGGTACCTTTCCACAGGGAAACCCCTGACTTTAAATCTTTAGACACAGGATTTATTCCTTGCACAAAAAGATTGCAAAATTCCTACACAGGAGACAAAATTAAAGGCATCGGTACCATGCATAAATCAAATGCTGTGCCGGTATTCACAGATAATGAAGCAAAAGACATAGCGAGTATGAGAAGATGAGCATTTCAGCAGAAGATTGGGCCGAATATGAAGAATATTTGGAAACCTTGACAGAGGAAGAGTTACAAATTGAGATTGAATGGTTAAAATCAGTCGGAATTGCGAAGGAAAGAGGTAGTGTAGTGACTTCCGTGCAAACCGACATTTTACAATGAGGAAATTATGCTAAGACAGCAAGAAGAATCGCAAATTTTGCGTGGAATTGATGAAATTATGTTCAATTTGCGTCATGTACCAACAGAAGATGTTGCGTATTTTTTAGTAAAGTTCGATCCGAAGCTTGCGGATCGCTTGGCATCTGCAATTGAGCAGAATTTTTTTGAAAAAAACGAAGGAAATAAACATGAATAACAGCGGATACTACATTTGGCTCGATGCAAAAGCAGATGATGAAGAAATTCCTTATTGGAAAAAGTTGGATATCGTAATCCGAAAATGGGCAGCGTTGTCCGGCATGGAAAAAGACCTTTCCGACTACCAAAAACGCAAGGTAATTTATCAAGATTGATGGTGTTGCTAAAAAACAACGCATTTTCAGAAAACATTTGACGGTAAGCGATAATTAGAGTATAATGGTTTCATTAACTCGGAGAACATATGCAACTTATTCAATCAAAATCATTACTTGCCAAATTAATGGCAACAGAAAACTTGACTGTTGAACAGAAAAATGTTCAAACGGCATCTTTTGACGTTAAAAATCGTGTTTTAACAGTACCAATTCTTGACAAAAATATTTCTGGCTATCTTTATGACCTTTTTATGGGTCACGAAGTTGGTCATGCACTCTATACTCCTCTTTCTGGCATGCTTGAAGCGCATGAAGAAAAACTTCCAATGTCTATTATGAATGTATTGGAAGATTCCCGTATCGAGCGTAAGATTAAAAACAAATATCCTGGTATTCGTGCCTCTTTTGTTCGTGCATACAAAGAATTAATTGATAAAGATTTCTTTGGTACTAAAGATATTGATGTTAATGATTTGAACTTTATTGACAGAGTTAACCTTTATACTAAGGGTGGGGCAACTCAAGGTATTCAATTTACAGAAGCCGAAAAATATCTACTCAATAAAATTGAATCTACTGAAACTTACAAAGATGTAATGGAAGTTGCACGCTTGGTTATGGACTTCATGAAACATGAAGAAGAAGAGCGTAAAAAGAATAATCCAGAAGAATTCGAACCTGATGAAGATGGCGATTATGAAGAATTTGATTCTGAAGGTTACGATGATTCTGATGATTGGGACGATGAGACCGAATCCCGTGAATCTGAAAATTCCAATACTGATTCTGACGATGCAGATGATGCTGATGATCGTGAGTCCGATAAAACTCGTTCTGGTGGTTCCGATCCAGAACACGAATCCGATCAAACAATTAAATCTTTTACGGATGAAAACTATCGTAAGAATGAAAGCAAACTGTTTGATTTAACAAATAGCAATATTTTCTATTATGGTAATATTCCTAATATCGATTTAGATAAAGCTATCGTTACTCACAAAAAATTGTGGAATGATTATCGTACAGAACTTTCCGTTTATTCAAGAGACCCTCGTTGGGCGCCCACCGGTGTCGATGTTGAGCGTTTCCAAAAAATGCGTAATGATGCTAAAAAAGTTGTTGGTTATTTGGCCAAAGAATTTGAGTTGCGTAAAAATGCCGACCAATTAAAACGTGCATCTGTTGCCAAAACTGGTGAACTGAATATGAGTAAAATTTATTCATATCAATTTGCTGAAGATTTGTTTAAGAAAATCACCGTGTTGCCTAATGGTAAATCCCATGGCTTGGTTATGTTCTTAGATTGGTCAGGCAGTATGCACAATCATCTTGAAAACACTTTAAAGCAATTAATTAATTTGGTAATGTTTTGTAAGAAAGTAAATATTCCTTACGAAGTTTATGCTTTCAGTTCCGAGTACCATGACCAGTATTCTACGCCTTTTGTTGAAGGTGATATTCAAACTCGTCCTTTTAAATTACTGAATTTACTTTCAAGTAAAATGACTGCGGCTGAATTTTCTTATGCTGGCTCTGCTTTGGTAAATATTACAAAGTACCGTTCATGGAAACCAAATTGGTTCCAATTAGGCGGCACTCCTTTATCTGAAGCAATTCTTTCTGCAATGAAGATTGTTCCTGAATTTCAAAAACAATACAAATTACAAATTGTAAATACTGTATTCTTAACCGATGGTGATGGTCACTCTTTGCGTGACGTTTATTATACCAATCAGTTTGGCGTTAAAGTATCAGGTATGGGTAGTGAACGAAGTGATTATCGTTCAAATAAGAAAATGGTAATTCGTGATCCTAAATCTAAATCTGAAGTTGTAGTCGACCATCCACATGGCCGTGATTTGACTTCTGGTTATATCAAGATGTTAAAGTTAAAAACAAATTGTAACATTGTTGGTTTTTATGTTTTATCTGGTCGTGAATTGGGCCGTGAAATTTACCAGTTCTATCCTAATGCTTCATACGCATTACAAGATAAACTTAAATATCAATTCCGTAAAAATAAATCTATGGTTGTTACATCTGCCGGTTTTGATGAGTATTATCTTCTCCGCGCAGAAGGCCTAGATACTGATGAGGATGTAGAATTTACTGTAAAAGAAAATGCTACTACTCGTGGTTTGGTTTCAGCATTTAGTAAATATGCTGGCAATCGTTTGAGTAATCGTGTTGTGTTAAATCGTTTTGTAGGAATGATATCATGATGGACGGAGAAAAAAGAATTGTAACTTTTGTAGGTAAAGGTGGCAAAAGAACTGCCACAATTACCTGGAAAAATTTGTTTGATTTGTTTGAAGTTGATTGTGCAGAAGATGATGGCTTAGTAGCTATGGATACTAAGTTCTTTAAGAACGAAGCCGAAGCACAAGAATATGCAGAACATTTTGTTTGGAGAGAAAATTATGGAACTATCTAAATTTACCAATGGTGATAAGAAAGCCGTAATTGAAAGAAAAGAATATGCTTACACTATAAACTATTATCTAAAAGATAGAGTTGTTAGTAAAGAAGTTGTTTCTGATTTCACTAAGGCAGAATCACTTGCTGAAAGTTTTGTTAATGGTGAAAGTAACGGACCAGGACTATTAAACGAAAATGCCTGAAGTCGTATACGAAGATCCGTTTAATCCAAAAAAAATATATAATGAGTTGATTAAAAGATGTCGGCAAGCCAAAGCATGGAATATTAGATGTATTGTTGACGAATCTTGGGTTGGTGTTGCACCATTTGATATTATGATTGAAGATGGAATATTTCATTGTAAAGTTTTAGCTCCAACATTAAAAGATGCCTATGTTGAAGTTGCTAATAAGTTACCTGTAATAAAATTCTTGGACTATAAAGATGCATCCTGAACAGTTATTACAACTACTACAAAAAATATATGTTTGGTTACCATACAATAATCCTATGAGAACCGAAGTTAAAAATATAATAGAACAATTGAAAGCACAAAGACAATGAGTGACGGTGGCAAAGGAAGTTCTCCAAGACCTTTTGCAATTCCAAAAGAAGAATTTGCTGAGAAATGGAATACAATTTTTGGTGATAGACCGATTCTAAAAGGTTACTGTATCAAGTGTGGTAAAAAAGAATCTTGGTGTGAATGTAAAAAGAAAACAAAATGAAAAATGTATTGATTACTGGCCATAAAGGTTATATTGGCCAACACCTGTGGAAAATGATTAAAGAAACCAGACCAGATATTAAATTATATGGTTTAGATATTACAGGTGAAGGCCTTGAAGAATGTGATATTCGTAATATGTGCCGTTGCGAAAAAACATTTCATACCATTATTCACTTGGCGGCTTTAGTTCGTGTTGGAAATTCTGTTAAGTGTCCTACTCTTTATTATGAAACCAATGTTTCTGGTACAATCAATGTTTTGGAAAAAATTCCGAACCATAACTTTATCTTTGCCTCTACGGGCGCCGCATCTAATCCTGATTCACCTTATGGTTTCTCTAAGCGTATTGCTGAAGATGTTGTCAAAGAAAAGGCATACGATTATACTATCTTCCGTTTCTACAATGTCATTGGTACAGATGGATTCCCCGCTACCAATCCAGAAGGTCTAATGTTGAACCTAGAGAAGATTAAAGAAACTGGTAAATTTACCATTTTTGGATCCGACTACAATACATTTGATGGTACTTGTATTCGTGAATATGTACATGTAAATGATATCTGTGCGGCCATCATTAAAGCAATCGATGAACCGGCTAATGATATTGAGAACCTTGCTTATGGTGATACTAAAAGTACCAGAGAGATTGTGGAAATTTTTACTAAGGTCAATAAACTAAACTGTAATGTTACTTATGGTCCAAGACGACCAGGTGACTTGGAGGCCTGTTATCTAAAAAATCCATCTAAGTATATGGTCAGAAATTATACCTATGAAGAAATGCTTAAAATAAATGTTTAAAGACAGATACGATATCATCCAAACAATCCAACTATTCTCTTGCATAGTGGCATTTGCTTTGGTCTATGGTTTCGTATCTGATGATGATTACCACAAAATATTTGACAGGACAGAAACTATCAAGTATAATTGTGATATGTTAATCGGTGGTTGGCACCCCGATGTTCCCACCAAAGTAATTGAAGAATGTAGAAAGAAAATTTATGGCAACCAAAAAATCTAAAACAAAACCAGCTAGTATCGGTATCAAACCTATCAAATCGAATATTATTGTGGAAGCGATTAAAAAAGATACCGTTTCAAAAGGTGGTATCATTATGCAATCTGCAGACCGTGAAGAAGTTTCTAAAGCTAGAATTCTAGCCGCTGGTCCAGATGTTTCTTTGGTTGAAGTCGGTCAATGCGTTTTACCTAATTGGCAAAAAGCCAAAAAGGTAAAATTCGAAGCAGTAGAATATTGGGTGGTTAACGAAGAAGATTTGGTTCTGGTGTTCGAAGGCGAGTAATATGTCAGAAGTTCAATACGAAACGACCGACTGGTTCAATAAAGAAATCAAACCAGTCTACGAAGGTATCTACGAAGTCAAAGTAAGGTCGTGGCCGTTTCCACATAAAGCATATTGGAACGGCACCGAATGGCGGGAATATTTTGGACCAGAGGATGATATTGGCGGAACGAAACTTAAAATTATCGAGTGGCGTGGCCTAACCGAACAACAATCATTATAAGCGCTCAAAGAACAAGAAGTTTTTCAAGCGCTTCCGGGGCTTACCAGTAACGAAGTTCGTTAAACTCACGAACAATTCGATCCAAGTCGGCATTATTCTGAGGACGCTTTAGAGAGATATACTCGTCTAAAGTCATAGGACCATAAGTTTTAAAGAAGGACTTCAAAGCGTCCGAAATTTGTTTTAAGAAGTTCATGATTTTCCTTTTGAGAAGTTTTAGAGTATGACACCAATCGTATTAGTGTTTATACTTATATAGTAAACGAGTATATTACGGGAGTATTACAGATGACCACTTTTACCACCGAAGATAGAGAGTCCGCAGAGAATCCAAAAAAGAAACCTCTAGAAGTTCCTGAGGATTGGGAAGATACATCGGCCCCATGGCCATTCTCAGAAGATGATATTCTAGACACCGAAGAAATGCCTGATTTTAAGGAAGAATAATGTATCAAACCGAGATACAATTTTTTTGGCCTCTGACTGAACAGATTCCTCTGGACTTGGAGTATGGGCCCACTCACTTATATTATCGTGCTCAAGGGATTGCTGGAGTTCATTCTATGCCAATTCTTGGGTCAACCTATGAATTTACAAAACCGACATGGACGACCAGTATCAATATAGATAGTAATAATATTGTAGTTACCTCAGAGAAAGTTCCACCTCTGGTCCGTAGACTATTATATAAACTATTAGGAATTCGTTGGGAAAAGAAATGAAGAATTGGGCTGAGAAAGAATACGAACAGAGAGTATACTATGATACCGATGATGGTAAAATCATAGGCTCTGTATATAAAGTCGGTAACAACCATTCCATATGGGGCGCTCAGGTCTATTCTACCACCAATGAATCGCTTATATTAGGACAATATATCAGTATGGACTATGCCAAGAGAGGTGTAGAGAATTTTTGGGATATTCAAAGTAGGACATTAATAGAACATGAAGAACTGTAGACCTAAAACTTGGTATCTCCGATTAATAGAGAAATACTTCAATGTAGTATTTACCTGTGACCATCGGTGTGAACTGAACTATGATGCTCCATGTCAATATCCAAAATACAAAGTCTGTAATGGTACCTGTAATCAAGGCAGACTAGAGTGTAACTGTGATATTAAAGAAACAAAGTAATCCTTCTGCTCGATGGGACCACAGCGCAAACTCGTGGTGGATAGGCGAAACTCACGAATATCAATGGGTAGACGAAAGAACCAAAGAGTATTCTCCGTGGATGAATCTATCTGAGGCATTAGTCTGGATTCAAGTCCGGGACCAGGAAAAAAATTTCGATTCCAAAAAAGTCGGATCCTGAAAAAATTTCCTGGAAAAGGAGTTACTGAAACATTGATTTGACCTGGCCAGAGCTTTTTTCCATACTGCTCGGAACGTTGCTCCGATACAACACTTTTTCCTCTGAGCACCACAATACCAGCCTCTAAGCAGCCACAGCCGTTGCTCCAATACAACACTCTGGCCATCATCGGCCAATAAACCACCAGCCCCTGCGCCAATCTCAATAATACCACTTGACAAAAACCATGGTTCCTGTATACTCCTATAATCGGTTCTGCGCACCGTTTGCGCATTTTATTATATTGTATATTATATGGATATTAACGGATTATCATTAACTGAATTAAAGCAGCTATTATCCAGAGTTAATCAGGATATTAAGTCTATTAAGCGTAAGGAGAAAGCTGCGGCTAAAAAGGCTGCTATTATGGATAATGAGTATATTATCGCTAATACTATCTCGGCTAAATTCACTGGTAAGCAGTATAATAAACCAGTAGAAAATGCCAAGATTATTGCCGATATTCAAATCCAAAAGGATATACTGGATTATCTCAATAATGGCGGTCATATTATTACCACGAAAAGTGACCGATTAACCAGTAAAGCAGTAAGAGGCGCAAAAGCTGGTATTAGATTATATCGTAAATTTGCGTGATTATCAAGCTGTACCATTATCAATTACCATTAACTAAAAGGAATATATTATGACTACATTTATCGACACCATTTCTTCATTATCTATTAAGGATAAGCGTGCTTTAGTAAAATCTCTCCGTGAAATGATTAAGGAGGATGTATTATTGAATAAATCTACCAAGATAATCATTAAGCAGAATAAAGAAGCAGAAAAGAAAGCGAAAATCGAAGCGCAGATTAAAGCTGCTCAGGAGAAATTAGCTAAATTAACTGCTAAATTAGCTTAAAGTGGTATTATAATAACCTTTATAATCAGATACTTATAGAGGTTATTAGTAATACCATTATTACTTAGAATGGCTCAGAATATCTCTCAGGATTATCTAGGACGCACTAGGTTAATCTGAAATAGAAACTAAGACCATTCAAGAGCACCATTATAGCGACTATATGAGCGA